CACTAGTAGACTAGTCTCTGGAGTCGTTTATCATATAGATGGTAAGGTAGTAAAGCGTCCAATACTAAATCTTAATGCTTGGACGGCTCTCTCCGTATCCTTTAATGAACCGCTATCCTTCGACTACTATCCTGGTGCATTAAGAATTACTAGCCCTACTTTGTTTAATCACATTTCGTATTATCAAACTACTCAGCTAGACGAAGTTCAACGATTTGCATACCGTAAGTGGTCGGCAGTTAGGTCTGGAATTGATAACCCACTAGATTGGAGCTATTGGTCTGGAAAGGATCAGACACTAGAGGGGGAGGTATACGAGGTTTCTGATGGATTTAGTTGGCAAGAAGTTCTGTTTTTGGCAGAGACAGATCCAACAGTTCCAGATGCAGCAAATGTCTATCGTCAATATACTGGAACAGCCAGCGTAATTGTAGACTCAGAGTCTAGCCTTAGGCTATCTGGCTACGAATCTTCTGTCCTAAAAGATATTTCTTGGTCCACTTCTTCCAGTACTCCAGTATAATGTGGTATACTAGTGGCTATGGAAAACAAAAAACCACGCTTTCCTGGTCAAGTCGGTGACACGAAGGTCCAGGTTATAGAAGAAAACTTCTCTAATTTTGGAACTTACGTATGGCACAAGGCCAACGGAAAAGCATTTACTGACGGAAATGGAAATGCCCTGTCTATCGAAGCCATGAAGGGCGACCTTACTAGAGTTCAAGAACTAGAAAATGCTGCTAGATATTGGGGGTGCCCAGAAGGAACCGCAAAGTTCTACCCAAACATGCGTAAGATCTCTGAAGAAGAGCACAGCGAGCAGCTTGACAGAATGAATCAGGGCCTTATTCCAAGCATGAATGACCTTGGTGCAGTTATTGCAGCTAAGAATACTCTAGAAGCTTACGGAGACGAGGGATAATGGCAGAGCAGTGGACAGTGGGAGCCCGAATCGATGACATTGTGGACACACCAGATGTTTTTAAAAACCAGGACCCATTTAACAAATCGTGGGACGATATTAAAGGCCTCAATGGTTTAGACACAAACTTTAAGCGTAGGGCTACTAGGCTTGCCAAAAATATGGCGTACGGCTACGAGACAAGAACAGACAACTCTCTGGCAAATGATCCCAGCCAGCAATACATGAGCAGTGCTCTTGCTGTGGCATCTGGCCTAGATGATGCAAAGTCTAAAGAAATTAATCCAGGGCAGGTCTTCCGTAATGGCTACGGCATGTTTGACGTAATTACACCTCCCTGGAATCTATATGAGCTTGCTAACTACTACGACACTTCTTTTGCTAACCACGCAGCTATCGATGCCAAGGTTGAAAATATTGTGGGCCTGGGCTACGACCTTGAAATTTCTCCAAGAACAATGGCAAGGCTAGAGTCTAATGGAGATAAGGCTGCAGTAGAAAGAGCAAGAAACAGAATTGAACGACTAAAGATCGAGATGCGAGACTGGCTTGAAAACTTAAATGACGAAGAGTCTTTTACCCACACCTTGACTAAGTTTTACACAGATGTGCAGGCAACTGGAAATGGCTATCTTGAAATTGGTAGAACTACTAAGGGCAAGATTGGTTATATTGGACACATTCCAGCAACGACAATGCGTGCTCGTAGACTTCGAGATGGCTATGTCCAGATTATTGGCAACAAGGTTGTTTACTTCCGAAACTTCGGGGCAACGAACAAGAACCCAATTACAACTGACCCAAGGCCTAATGAAATTGTTCACTATAAAGAATACTCACCACTAAATACATTTTATGGTGTACCAGATATCATGTCTGCTATTACATCGCTTCACGGAGATCAGCTAGCATCTCAGTACAACATTGACTACTTTGGAAACAAGGGTGTCCCACGATATGTAGTAACTCTTAAGGGGGCACAGCTGTCAGCTGACGCAGAAGACAAGATGTTTAGGTTCTTGCAGAGCAGCCTTAAGGGGCAGAACCACCGCACTCTATATATCCCACTACCTGGAGATAGCGATAATAGCAAGGTAGAGTTTAAGATGGAGCCAATTGAAAATGGAGTTCAGGAGGCATCATTCAAAGAGTATCGTAAACAAAACCGAGACGACATTCTGATTGCTCACCAAGTTCCGCTATCAAAAATTGGTGGCGGGGATACAACCTCTATCGCTAATGCTCTATCTCAGGATAGGACATTTAAAGAGCAGGTATCTAGACCAGCACAAAATAACCTAGCTAAGATGATTAACAAAATCATTAAAGAAGAAACAGATGTCTTAGAGTTTAAGTTTAATGAGCTAACTCTAACAGATGAAATTGCACAGTCGCAAATTCTTGAGCGTTACGTTAAGAACCAGATTATGGTTCCTAATGAGGCAAGAGAAGCATTGGGATTGCCGCAAAGACCAGATGGCGATGACCCATTTGTAATGTCCCCAAGACAGGCAACTGACGCAAGGGCAAACTCAGCAGGTAACAGACAGAGAGATGCCGAGAGAGCAAACAATCAGTCTGATAGCCCAGCAACTATCTCTGGCAGAAATGCACAGGGAGAGGGAAGATCATCTAGTTAACGAAAACTTTAATTATATCGTTTTTTTAACAATTTGATAAAAAGTATTGTATAATGGATCTAGTATGACTATGTTTAAGGCACACTGGGATACGGAAGGCGACGCTGTTCGTCTTTCAATGCCCTTCAGTAAAGTTGACGTTCAGAGACGTATTGTCTCTGGCTTTGCCACGCTTGATAACATTGACAAGCAAAACGATATCGTAACCACAGATGCCTCCATGAAGGCATTTTCTAAGTTTCGCGGGAACATACGCGAAATGCACCAGCCTTCTGCAGTAGGCAAGATGGTCTCCTTCAAAGAGGACAAGTATTTTGATCCCGAGACCAAGAAATTCTACTCTGGTGTCTATGTTTCCGCGTACATTTCTAAAGGTGCTCAGAACACTTGGGAGAAGGTAATTGACGGAACTTACACAGGTTTCTCAATTGGTGGTAGAATGAATAAGTGGGACGACGCATACGATGAGAAAGCAGATCTGCAGATTAGGGTAATTAAAGAATACGACCTAGTAGAGCTATCCCTTGTGGATAATCCAGCTAATCAGTTTGCCAGCATTCTTTCTGTAGAAAAGGTAGACGGCGTTGACGTTCTTAAGGGAGAGTCTATGGAAGCAGAGATTGAAAACGTTTTCTGGGATGCAGATAACGGACTAGTAATGCTATCCTCCGATGAAGAAGTTGTTAGCCCAACAACTGGAGTGAGCATGAAGAACATTGGTTTTGTTGAAAAGAATGATGAAGATAAGAAAGATTTAATAAAGTTCTTGGTTGATAGTGCTAAAGGCATTGGAACTGAGATAACAAAGGAGGTTAGTCCTATGACTGATGAAACCACAGAACTCGTTGACGTTGTTGACGAGGTAGTAGAAAAATCAGATGAGGTCGCTCCAGAGGCAGATGCCGCAGCTGAAAGCGAAGTTGCCGTCGAAACCAAGGCCGATGAAGAGGTTGAGGTAGAGAAGGCCGACGATGCTGAAGCAGAGGTCGAGGTCGAAGAGGCCGAGGCTACTGATGAGGCCGAAGCAGTCGAAAAGGCTGACGAGGTTGTCGAAGAGGCTGCTGAGGTGTCGAAGTCAGATGACGTTGCTGTTGATGCAGTTGCCGAAATCAAAGACACAATTACATCAGCCTTTAGCGATCTTGCAGATACCGTTAAGGCACTACATGCCGAGGTAGATGCACTAAAGAAATCAATTACTGGCGTATCCGAGGAAGTTTCTGCAGCCAAGCAGGAAATTTCAGAAACAAAGGGCCAGTTTGATGAGTTTGGAAAGAGGGTAGATGCTGTAGAGCAAGATACCGCTTTCCGCAAATCTGGCGATCTTGGCGAGATCGTGCAGGAACAACCTGAATTGGTTGAAAAATCCCTATGGGGCGGTCGTTTCCTCAAAACTGCCGACTTATTTAAATAAGTAAAATCACTTAGGAGGTGACATATGTCGGAAGAGATCAAGAAAAACCAGCCTGGTGAGGCTGGTGAGCTTGGTGGCACCACTCCAGGTAACTTCCAAGCACAAGGTGCATTTGCATCTGGTGGAATTGGAGGAGTAACTGACCCTGGTGCTGACACACTTGGTAACATTCCTAACGCCGAGTTCGGTGTAACTACTGGTCCAAACGCAGTTAACCCTTCGGGTGATGCGGCTAGTGGTATTCTCCGTCCCGAGCAAGCACGTCGTTTTATTGACTACGTGTGGGATGGCACAGTTCTCGCCAAGGATGGTCGTCGCGTAACTATGCGTGCAAACTCAATGGAACTTGAAAAAGTTAACGTTGGTGAGCGTGTAATTCGTGCGGCTGCACAGGGTATTGGTAACTATAACAATACTGGAGCAACTTTCAGCAAGGTCGAATTGACTACAAAGAAGATTCGTCTCGACTGGGAGGTCTCAGCTGAGGCCCTAGAAGATGGTGTCGAGGGTGCTGCCCTTGAAGACCACCTAGTACGCCTAATGACCAATGCATTCGCTAATGACATTGAGGACCTAGCCATTAATGGCGATGGTTCTACTGGAGACTTCTTGTCCATCATGGACGGATTCGTCAACAGAGTCAAGACAAACGGTGACGCACACGAGTACGTTACTACTGTCACAGACAACGCCTGGACTACAGAGGTTATGCAGGGACTGCTCCTTGCTATGCCACGTAAGTACCGTGCACTTAAGAATAACCTTAAGTTCTACGCTGGTACTGATGCATTCCAGGGCATTGTAAAGAACAACGGTACACTTGCTGACGCTATTGCTGAGGCATTTGCTGGTACACCAGCTGGAACCGAGCGTAACCGTCAGGCTTACCTTGACGGACAGGCCCAGACTCTGGGTACTGCACGTTCAACTCGCGTTCTGGGTATCGAAGTTCAGGAAGTACCTTACTACCCAGCTGGATATGTAGACCTTACATTCCCAGCTAACCGTGTATGGGGCTTCCAGCGTGACATCACAGTAAACCGTGAGTACGTTGCTAAGAAGGACACCATTGAGTACACCGTATTCGTACGTTTCGGTATTCAGTGGGAGGAAGAGGATGCTGTATCATACGCTGACGCAGCAGCTGACTCCTAATCCATAGTCAACCATAAATGAGGGGCAGGGACTTCGGTCCCTGCCCTTTATTTTATTGTTTTAATCTGGTATAATATTAGATAGGAGGCACAAGCATGTCAAACACAAAAAAGAAGACAAGCACGGCAAAAGAAGGCATTATTGCTTCGCCAGAACCAAAGGCGGCAGCAAAGAAAAAGCCAACTACTGCTAAGAAGCAGCTGTCTGATGATATTATTGGATCTAACATTCCAGTAACCGCACCAAAAGAAACATCAGCACCAGCAGCTCAGAGAAAGGCTACTGTAGCTATTCACTCAACCAAGAATGTAGTTTGGGAAGGTGTTGGCAAGGTAGAAAAGGGGTACAACATTGTGACGAAGGCTCAGGCAGATAAATGGGTAACGAGATCACACATTCGTCTAGCAACGCCAGAAGAAGTGGCAAGAGAATACGGAGCATAAAATGGAAATAGCCAGAGTCCCTCACACCGTACCAACAACTACGGTTGCAGTGACATCCCCAAATACAGAGTATGAGTACAAGATTGTAGATCTTTCCGACCACTCTGTGAGGACTGGCTCAGAAACCTCTGATGCAGACGGTAACCTTACTTTAGACTTTCCTACAAGATACGACGGCTCATATGAAGTCACTGTAGATGGTCAAGAGTATAACTTCGATGTTGTCAGGCCCTATGTGGATGCTACGTCAAAATTTAGCGTGGCATCTGAAATTGAAGAATATGCACGTAATGAAGAAATTGCTAGAGCAATTATTGATTCTGTTATTACAGAAGGTTTTTATTACAAGAAAAAGCTGGTACAAAGAGTTGGCCTTGGATCAGACTACTTGCCAATCTGGGACGATGCAAAAAAGC